GATATGATTGAAGAATGTGCATCATTTCCGTTTGGAGCTCACGATGATTTATGTGATACTATGACCCAAGCGTTGATGCGATTCCGCGAGGGCGGTTTTGTAAATTTAGATAGTGATTACGAAGACGAAGAACGCGAACCTAGACAGAGAGTTTATTACTAATGGCAATAGAAAGACAAACACCCGATCCAGCTCAAGAAGTTGAAGAATTTCAAGATATGACAACCGAAAGGTCTGATAATGATATTGACAATGAAATTATTGAAATCTTAGAAGGGCTAGACGAAGAAGGCGTTCAATATCAAGAAGACGGTTCTGTTCTTTTAGGTGAAATGGAAGAGGATATGAGTGACGTTGGCTTTAGCGAAAACTTAGCCGAAGTTGTCTCTCAGTCTGAGCTTAGCAAAATATATATTGAGCTAACAGCAGCGATTGAAAACGATAAGTCTGCAAGGTCTGACTGGGAAAAAACTTATACCGATGGTCTTAAATATCTAGGAATGAAGTTTGACGATAATAGATCTGAACCTTTTGAGGGTGCGTCAGGTGTAATCCATCCGTTACTTGGAGAAAGTGTTACTCAGTTCCAAGCTCAAGCTTACAAAGAATTATTGCCAGCTCAAGGCCCAGTTAAAACTCAAGTTATTGGTGAATACAGCGCAGCTTCAGAAGAACAAGCTCAGCGTGTTAAAGAGTTTATGAATTATCAAATCATTCACGTGATGGAAGAGTACGACGAAGACTTAGATCAGATGTTGTTCTATCTTCCGTTGGCAGGCTCTGCCTTTAAGAAAGTTTATTACGATGAAAACTTGCAAAGAGCTGTTTCAAAGTTTGTTGCGCCAGAAGATTTAATTGTTCCTTACTATACAACTGACCTAGAGTCTTGCCCAAGAATTACTCACGTGATTAAGATGCCAGAGAATGAAGTCAAAAAACTTCAGGCTATTGGTTTTTACAGAGACGTTAGAGTTGCCGATGGTAACAGCTCTTCTGACACTTCAGGTGTTAAAGAAGAAATAGAAAGATTGGAAGGAATGGAGCCATCTTACGATACAGGTGAAGTGTCTAATCTTTACGAAGTTCATTGCAACTTAGACCTAGAAGGTTTTGAAGATGTAAATGAAGACGATGAATATACAGAAGTTAAGTTGCCTTATATCGTAACGATTGACAGCAACAGCGAAAACATTTTAGCGATTCGCAGAAACTTTGAAGAAGACGATCCGATGAAAAACAAAATTGAGTATTTTGTTCATTTTAAATTCTTACCAGGCCTAGGATTCTACGGCTTTGGTTTAACTCATATGATTGGTGGCTTATCTAAAGCTTCAACTTCAATTGTTAGACAATTAATTGATGCTGGAACTTTAGCTAATTTGCCCGCTGGTTTTAAAACAAGAGGCATTCGTATTCGAGACGAAGACACGCCTATTCAACCAGGTGAGTTTAGAGACGTTGATGCACCCGCAGGATCTTTGCGTGATGCTATTCAGCCTTTACCATTTAAAGAGCCAAGCCAAACTTTACTATCCTTGTTAGGCTTATTGGTTACAAGCGGCCAAAGGTTTGCTTCTATTGCAGAAATTAATATAGGCGAAGGTAATTCTCAAGCACCTGTAGGAACTACGGTTGCTTTGTTAGAAAAATCAACCAAGGTTTTATCGGCTATTCATAAGCGATTGCATTCAGGTCAAAAGAAAGAGTTCAAACTTTTAGCAGAAATATTCTCTAAGAGTTTGCCTGAGTCTTATCCATACGCTATAGCAGGCGGTCAAATGGAGATCAAGCAAGCTGACTTTGACGATAGAATAGATGTGTTCCCTGTCTCTAATCCAGACATATTCTCTACCAGCCAAAGAATTATTATGGCTCAAGAAATGATGCAGTTGGTTCAATCCAACCCGCAGATTCATGGTCCAAATGGTATGTATGAGGCTTATCGCAGGATGTATGCTGCGTTAGGAACTGACAATATTGATGCGTTATTAATACCGCCCCCAGACACTCAACCTAAACCGATTGAATCTGGAATGGAAAATAGTACTTTATTAATGGGTGGAACAGCGCAAGCATTTATTCAGCAAAACCATGATGCTCATATAGCATCTCACGTTAACTTATTGAATATGCAGCCTGTTCAAATGAACGCTCAAATTCAAGCCAACATACATTCGCACATCATGCAGCATCTACAAATGAAAGCTGATATGATCGCGCAACAGCAGATGCCGCCCGAGGCCCAGCAGCAATATCAACAATTGCAGCAACAAGCCCAACAATCCACACCTGTTGACGCGGCGGCGCTCAATCAACAAGCCAATGAATTACTGGCGCAGTTTAGTTCGCCAATAATGACAGATCTAATGGCGCAGTTTGCTCAGCAAGTAGCGACTCCTCCGCAAGAAGATCCGTTGGTAGCAATTAGAAAACAAGAGCTAGCACTCAAAGGCCAAGAGCTACAACAAGAGAAAGAACAATTTTCTATTAAAGAGCAAATGCGAGCAGATGAAAAAGCTAGACAAGATCAAATAGATCGAGAAAGGATTGACGCTCAGCGAGATATTGCTAGAATGAAGGACGATACGACTCAAGATAGACTTGACCAGCAAAAAGAATTAAAATTAATTGATATCGGTCTAAAAGAGTTCGATCAATTTAGGTAAAAAAATGGCTAAAAATATTAAAGTAACAAAAAATAAACTTTCATACAGCAACAAAGGAACTGTCTCTTCTAAAACAAAAGCAGGAACTTTTTCAGCAAGTACCACTTCAACTCCAGGAACAGGTAAAGGCAAAGCTAGAGGTATGGGAGCAGCCGAGTTCGGCGGTAAGTTTTCTGGCATTTATTAATGTCAACAATTTGGGTAGCTAACCAATTACAAAAACGGCTAAAGGAGAAGAAAGAAGACACCCAGAGTCAACTGCTCAATGGTGTTAAATCTTTTGAGGAATATCAATATCTACGTGGACGTTACAATTCCCTCGTTGACGTAGAAGAAGAACTTAGGGAATTGCTAGAGAGGATAGAAGAAAATGACGAAGAACAAAGTGCTGGTCCCTGACCATATCGCCGCTGAATTAGAAAAAGATAAAGAGGCAAAAAATAAAAAAGAAGAAAGCAATTCTGAAGTTGACAAAGCTTTTGTCAGTTCTGAAGATAGAGTGCTTGATCCAACGCTGGTAGACAAAAGCTTAATTGATAGAATGCCTAGTCCTTCAGGTTGGAGAATGCTTATTCTTCCGTATAAAGGAAGAGGCGTAACCAAAGGTGGGATTCACCTAACCAAAGAATCCGTTGATAGAGAAGCCTTAGCATCAGTAGTCGCTTACGTGATTAAGATGGGCCCACTCTGTTACAAAGACAAAGACAAATTTGGAGACACACCTTGGTGTGAAGAGAAGCAATGGGTGCTAATTGGTCGGTATGCTGGAGCTCGCTTTAAGTTAGGCGATGATGCAGAATGCCGTATTATTAACGACGACGAGGTTATCGCTACGATCGCAGATCCCGATGATATCGTCACGCTGTAAACGTGAGGAGGACTCATGCTAGAAGAAGAAAATAATCAAGCTCCTGAAGAGGAGATTGAAGAAGGTGAGATTGTAGAATTTGATGTTCCAGAAGAAGATCAAGAAGCGCAAGCCGCTGTAGAAGATGTTTCTGAAGAAGAAACAAAAAAAGTTGAAGAGCAGGACGAACTAGAGAACTACTCAAAAGGTGTTCAAAAACGTATTGCAACTTTAACTAAAAAAATGCGTGAGCAAGAGCGTGCCGCTCAATCTGCTTACGAGTATGCAAAAAGCTTACAAAGCGAGAATGAGCATCTAAAAACCAGTACATCTCAGCTTAATCAAAGCTACTATGGTGAAGCTGAAAATAGATTAAAATCTCAAAGAGCTCAAGCTAATTCTGTTCTAAAAGGAGCTTATCAAGAACAAGATTGGGATAAGGTAACAAAAGCCCAAGAAATCCTTGATAAAATTACTGTTGAAGACAGTAAGCTAGCTAATAACAGAATGCAAATTCAAAGGGAGCGTCAATATCAAGAAGCTCCAAATCAACAGGCATTTCAACAACCAGTTCAAGCTCCAACACCTCAAGCAGACCCTGAAGCAGAGAGTTGGGCAGGAAAAAACGAGTGGTTTGGTCAAGACGAAATAATGACTTTAGCCGCTTTTAACATTCATCAAAAATTAATTGAAGAAGAAGGATTTGATCCTAGCGACTCAATGTACTATGATGAGATAGACAAACGTATTAGAGTCGAATTTCCACATAAGTTTAACGACGGTGGAGAAGCAAGACCCAAGGCAAAGATGCAACAAACTGTTGCTCCAGCTGGAAGATCTGAAAGCTCTGGTAAAGGTAAACGACAAATCAGGCTAAGCAAAAGCGAAGTCGAAATGGCTCGTCGTTTAAATGTACCAGTTCAAGAATACGCTAAGCATATTAAAAGGTAATAAATATGACTGATAACAAAAAAACTAATAACAGAACTCCTCGTTCTGCTGATACTCGAGCTGATATGAACGCTCGCAAACCTTGGCGTCCCCCATCTATGTTGGAGACACCACCAGCACCTGAAGGTTATACCTACAGGTGGATAAGAGCCGAAATTGTCGGTCAGGAAGATAAAAAGAATGTAATGTCTAGGCTACGTGAGGGCTTTGAGCTCGTACATGCTGAAGAGATTGGAGACTTTGAACTTCCTTCGATTGATGATGGAAAGCACGCTGGTGTTGTTGCCGTGGGTGGTTTGCTTTTGGCTAAGATTCCAAACGAAACACGTGACGAAAGAAACGCCTATTTCTCAGAACGTGCTCAACAGCAGCAAGATGCTATTGATAATGATCTAATGAAGGAATCAGATCCAAGTTCTCCGATGTTAAAACCTCAGAGAACATCAAGCGTAACTTTTGGTGGCGGTAAAAGAAGTTAATTCTTATATCGTTAAATAAAAATTTAATTTAAAGGTAATAATATGTCTAATCAAAATGCACCTTTCGGATTAAAACCAGTAGGAACAGTTGGTTCGGGCTACAACAATGAAGGAGTAACCGAATACAAAATTGCCTCTGGTGCATCTGGAAATATTTTTTCAGGCGACCTAGTAAAGATGATGAACACAGGAACTATTTTAGTTGCTGGCGCTACAGATAATCCCGTACTAGGAGTCTTTAGAGGATGTCAATATACAGACTCAAGCGGAGATACGATTTTTTCATCGTATTGGCCAAATGGAACTGTGGCATCTGACGCGGTGGCATTCGTAGTTGACGATCCTAATGCTTTGTTTCAAGTTCAATCAGCTGCTACTGGTTCAGTAGTGCAGACAGTCGTTGGTAACAACGCTGACTCTGCTTATACAGCGGGTTCAACAATAACAGGCATCTCAGCTCTTGAAATCAGCGGCACTACTGCTGCTACTTCAGCTCAGTTGAGAATTGTAGGTATTTCTACTGATCCTGAAAACAGCACTTTAGGTACTGGTTCAGCTTCAGCTAATGTCAATATGATTGTTAAAATTAACGAGCACTTTTATGCTCAAGTAACAGGGGTATAACTAATGGCTATTAACAGATCCCAATTAGCAAAAGAACTAGAGCCTGGACTTAATGCCCTTTTCGGCATGGAGTATGCAAGGTACGACTCTGAACACGAAGAAATATTTGAGACTGAGTCTTCAGATAGAGCATTCGAAGAAGAAGTAATGATCGTTGGTTTTGGAAACGCTTCAGTTAAAGCTGAAGGAGCTGGAGTATCGTTTGATAACGCTACTGAAGGCTTTACATCGCGTTACAACCATGAAACTATTGCTTTGGCTTTCGCTCTTACAGAAGAAGCGGTCGAAGATAATCTTTACGATAGACTTGGTTCAAGGTATACAAAAGCCTTGGCTAGATCTATGGCAAATACTAAGCAAATCAAAGCAGCATCTGTTCTTAACAATGCGTTTGCAGCTGGTGTAACTGGTGGTGACGGTCAACCTCTTGTTTCTAACGCTCACCCTCTAGGTGGCGGCGGAACTGCAAGTAACAGGCCAACTACTTATTCAGATCTTAACGAAACTTCTTTAGAAGATGCGTTAATTTCTATATCAACTCTAACCGATGATAGACAATTACAAATTGCTCTAAAAGGTATGAAGTTGATTGTTCCGCCTCAACTGCAATTTGTCGCTGATAGATTACTCAACACTCCTGGTAGAGTTGGTACATCTGACAATGACATCAACGCTATTAAGAATATGGGTATGTGTCCTGATGGATATGTGGTTAACCACTATCTAACAGACAATGATGCTTGGTTCTTAAAAACAGATTGTCCAGACGGCTTTAAACACTTCCAAAGAAGTCCTATGTCAACAGCCCTAGAGGGTGATTTCGATACTGGTAACATGCGTTACAAAGCTAGAGAAAGATACTCTTTCGGTTACTCCAATTGGAGAGCTGTTTTCGCTTCTCAAGGTGCTTAATTCTTAGCAATTGATAAAGGGGAGCATTTGCTCCCCTTTTTTTTGTTTCAATAAAATTTACAAAAAGCTACCTATAATTAGATTCTTGATGTAGAATTTAAGTAAACCGAGGTATATATATATGAATACTGGTTTACATATGAGTATTAGCTTAGCTAACTCACCCTGCAATGGGCGTTGTTCAACGTCAATGGCTCCCTTTGATGAAAGATGTCAAGGTTGCGGCCGAGATGTAGAGGAAATAAGAGACTGGGAAACCTATCCAGACTTTAGTAAAAAATTAATTAACGTAAAAAACTGGCTAGATGGTTATAATATTAGGCAGAAAAAAGAATCAACAATGACAGCAAAAGATATTCAAAAAATAAAAGATATAGATGGCAGAATGACAACTGTTATAGCTCTAGTTGAAATGATCGGTAAAGATATGATGGATGAATTTGGTAAAGATCCAGCTATTAAAGAGTCTTATCAAGCTTTATTTAAATGCAGAGAAGAAGTTTTAAAATCAAAAGAACACTTCCCCCAAGACTACTAAAGTAGTATAGTTATCTAAACCGAAGTAACCCGTTGTACCAACTGATTCGGCAGACTTACTCCAAGATGGCGCAACATATTTAGTTAGGAGCAAATTAT